AACAATTTCCGTCTCCGTCTAATTGAATATCATCTAATTCAATAGTTTCTTTGATAATTGTAACAGGCATCACTTACACATCCTATGAGCTGCCTTAACGGCTGCTTTGAATCCGCCTTTCTTCCACGTACCATTTGCTTTCATATGGTTAGGCTTTACTTTAGCGAAGGCTTTCTTGTACTTTCGTTGATAGGCAGTAGTCTTCTTCCTCTTAGCCACTGGTGCGACACTCTCAGCCTGTAGAGCCTGAGTTTCAGCTACACCTTGCTCAAAGTCCTGTACATCGCCGCCAGTTGGGACAATTGTTTCTCCTGCTCTAATATAAATTTGCATGGATGGAGATCTAGAAAGTAGATGAGATTCATGAGCGGGTATCGCTATCATAGGCATTGGAATGGTAATGAAGTCGTCTGCAAGTCGATTAAATGGGTCTAACATGATAAGAGCACCCGCACCAAAGAAAGCGGCGTCACGAATTGCCTTAGCCTTACCTTTGAGTGGTATTCCGCCTACGCCACTGTCAGCAAGACGTTCAAGTGCCTCAAGTTTCGTTCTCTTTCTTCCCATTTACTCACCTCAGAGGTCTTGAGCCTGAGTGAGCATTTGGGTCAAATCTTTTTGAGTAATTTTCTTAGGTTCTGCAATAATCATAACGTCAAGTTCTACAGTAATGTCGGACATACGTGTGCAATTGCTAGCAGAAATACCAATCAGTAAATCAGTAACTACGTCGTAACCTTCGGGATGAAGGTCAGGAGTACCAAACCAATTCCATTCAGTAACCTGAGCAAATTGAAGGCCTGCAGGTGTTGTTGCGAAATCTGCCAAAACGGTGTTTTGACGGTTAAGAACACACAGTACATTTGGAGACGCAATGCCGACATCCGATACGTTTTCGTAAGCGGTTGTGGTGGCGAACATCTTCAAATTTGCACTTGATGCGAGGGTTGTGCCAAGGTCAAGCATCCACTGCGGAAAATCTCCAAGAGCAAAAGAAGGAACACGAGGTTGAAATCGAATTTCTTTGATTGCCAATCCACGGTTTTCAACAATGTTGCAGTAATCTGATAAATCAACTCGTCCATAAACAAGTGCGGTATCACCGTTTGTGTCTATTTCAAATTGAAGTCGGTCTCTTAGTATAACGTCGGAACTTCCTTTAGCCATACCAATCCCATCAATTGGCAGTGTATAAATTACACTGGTGTAAAAAAAACACCTTATTTCGATTTAGACCACGGATTCCCATCTCCGCGGCGTAGCCGCCAAGGGCTTTATATCGCCGACCATCCTGCGGATAAGCATAGGGATGTCCGCATGCTGTCGGCTTGCGTGGATTAGGAGGGCGGAGCCCGCCTTTCAAGACTTTTTCACAAAATATTTTCATAAGTAGGTACGTACCATTATATACCAGTGGCGCATAGGATAGAACATGGCGAACTATACCATAACCGCAGCCCAACTGACCGAATTATACAACATGATTGCACATAAATCAGGCCTTCTTAGGGCCCAAGAATTAGACCGATGGATGTCAGAGGTGGTAGAATGAAGTGTGAATGTTGTGGATATGAGGATTCATATCTTGTGCATCTAATATGCCCTGATTGTTTGGAGGGAAATGAATGAATAGTTTTACGAGAATGAGTTTGCTTACAAGAACCAAAGAAGAATTAGTCGATTTAATTGCAATGATGTTAGACACTTATGACCCAGTGGAGGAAGAAGAATGAAGATTCAAAAGACAATATCGCTAACGACTGACACTGCTAAAATAGCAGCCACCATTGAACCGAACTTCTCTCAATGGGTTAGGATTGGTCTAAGGGCTCATCGAAATCGGATGTCCTTGGCCTCTGAGATTAAAGCACGAATTCACTGGGCGCAATGCGCTCATTATCTTGCGTCGTACATTGGAGATCTAGACACAAATGATTTAGATGCACAGCAAGTTATGGAGCTAGCCGATGCACACGCAAAGAAACAGATGACTTTGGAGGAATTTGAATGATTTGGTATATCGAAGAAAAACTAAAAATTGTAGACACAAACAATGCAACTCTCCAAGAGATGCAAAAGTTCTTGACTTTGTGGAATTGTGTTTGTGGAACTTGCATTGTTTGCGAAGCATGTATTGCTGTTGCTTACACGTTACGCGAGGAAGAAGAATGATGAACAAATATATTTGTCAAGGTTGTCTACTTGAAACTCGTAGGTTAAAGTCTCGATGTTTAATGCAGTTAAAAATAAATCGCTGGAATCAAATGTGCATCAATTGTTGTTGCCTCAATTCCATACGAAAGCGTCCATGCGACGACCCGACAGGTCTAGGATTCGTCAGAGAGACACACAGGTGAATATTATAGCATACCATGAACATCTAAACCAAAAGATGCAGCTAGTGCAATAACAACAAGTTTGATTGTTTTAGCCATTCCACGCATTTCAAGAACTGCCTGTTCCATCATGAGCATGCGCTCTTCAACTTTTGAGATGCGTTCGTTCTGAACTTGGTCACTTTCATTCAGAGACATAGAACATTACCATTGTCATCGTGCTTAATTGGAGGCCATTGGTCACGTACTGGTCCTGAAACAAGTCCTTCATTTAGATTAAATCGGAACCAATCGGGGAATGTTTGACCAAATGCTTCATCAAATGCGCTCATACGTCGTGCTCGACCTACTGCATTTCGAATTGTCGCAGTGGATTGCATTAGTTCTTTGTCGGTTGTTGGCACTTGAAGGAAGAAACTACCAATTGCATTCGGTGACAAAGTGTGTTCGGGACGTATCCCTCCATATCTCCACATTGGGAAAACGTTACCTCTGAGGTCGTTAATACTGATTGCGTGTCCCTGAGACATCACAAGGGCACACATTGCATCATGTGATTCCTTTAGAATTCCCATAGTGGACTCTAACAGATTCACTTTTACATTGTTCATTACCATCATAAACGACAGTGCAATATTGCCATACACTAAATCATCAATTCCCATAAAATGAATATTGATATACAGATGGTCGGAATAAAAATAAGATTTGTTTTGTGCTGCAATTTGAGTACTTGGAAATTGGGTAAATTCCGAATGATTGTTTAATCGAACTCGTGCATTTGCCTTAAACAAAACTGAATCGTCTCCTCCTGCCACATACCTATTTTCTTGCAATGTATTTTCATTATACAACATATTGGTAGGAATTTGAGGATATGGAGAGATTACAATCTCGTAGTTAGGTTGTTCGTCGCTTGGAGCACCTCGTAAGAAAGGTATGGCGTCTTCAAAAACGTCTACTTGTTGAAGCATGTGCCGATAACCTGACTGTAAATTGATTTTCTTTTGAATGAAACAATTTCCGTCTCCGTCTAATTGAATATCATCTAATTCAATAGTTTCTTTGATAATTGTAACAGGCATCACTTACACATCCTATGAGCTGCCTTAACGGCTGCTTTGAATCCGCCTTTCTT